TGAAAGAGGTCAACGCGGCCTTGCAAGCCTATGGGAAAGACCTTGGCAACTCTTTAGAGCTGATTGTCAAAGCAACCGCACAAAACGCTTTGAGAGACGTTAGAAATGCTATTGAGAACCCGCCGAAAACAGGTCGGATTTATTACAAGGGAAAAAACAGAGACATCAAGCATCAGGCGTCAAAAGAAGGCGAAGCCCCGGCCACCGATGGAGGCGCTTTGCTGACATCAACCTACATTGAAAACCGAGGAAAATATGGACGCGCAATCGGAAGCCGATTGCCATACGCCTATCACCTTGAGTTCGGCACATTCAAGATGGGCAAACGTCCTGCATGGATACCTGCTGTTGAGCGAGCAATCCCACGGATGCTAGAATTGGTTAACATTGCAATCGCCAAGGCCAAGGCACGCGCGGAGAAGACAACGAAATGAAGTCCGATGACCTCCAGACGGCAGTCTACAACCGGCTTAACGATAGCGCCGTGACAAGCCTTCTCAGCACCTACTACAGCCCGCTCGTGGCGATCTTCACCGATGTCCCCCAGGCGGCTGACAGTGAGTTGGAATCGGCATTCCCGTTCATCACCATCGGGGCTGACACAATCAATCCGTTCGACAGCAAGGATGATCTCGGTGGATCGGCCATCGTTCAGATTGATGTGTGGGATCGTGCCGCATCCATGCTCGATCTCAAGACCGTAGTCGATGCCGTCGATGGCCGGATGCGCCGCCAGCCGCTTTCCATTGCGGGTGTCACGCACATCACCACCGAACTTGATTCTTGCAATTTCTCGCGCGATCCTGACGGCAAGACCAAGCGCGGCCTCATCTTGTACCGTGTATTGTGGATTGCATAGTTTCCGTGATATAATCACGGCCAAAGAAGAGGTTCTTGCATGGCTATTTCTGGCCGATCAGTTCGCATAAGCCGCAACGGCTCCAACATCGTGGGCGCTCGTGCTGACAGCGTGACGATCAATAATGAGCCGCTCGACATCACGGACAAGGACGATTCCGGCTGGCGCACCATGCTAGGCGATGTTGGCTTGCGCTCTGTCTCTTGCGAGATCGAAGGCGTGCTAAAGGATACCGTCCTCTTGGCGGATTCCGTAGGCACCGCCACCACGGCGCTCCTCAAGGAATGTGTGGTTACGATCAGCGGCATCGGCACCTTGACCGGCGACTTCATGCTCCAAGGCCTTCAGATCGGCGCAGAACAGGCTGATGTTGTGACCTTCACCGCCACACTTGAGAGCGGCGAGAACATGACGGCCACAATCGGCCCATACAATACGGTTCTCCCGGCGATCACCGGAACGCTCTCCGGAACCAACGTCCAGACCACGACAAACGGCACATGGGCTGGCGATGCCACGATCACGTTCGCCCGCCAGTGGCAGCGCGCCAATGCTGCTGATCCCAATGACCCGTCATGGTCCAACATCGCATCTGCTACCGGAACGACATACACACTCACAGGCTCCGACACCGGAAAGTATATCCGGTGCCGTGTAACCGCCACCAATAGCGTAGGGTCTACGGTGGCCTTCTCCAACATCCGTGGACCCGTGACCTAAAGAAAGGAACTGAAACATGCCCGCAATCGCTGGACGCAAAGTCCGTATCAAGCGTGGCTCGACTGCCGTAGCTGGTGCTCGTGCCGATAGCTTCACCATCAACAATGAGCCGATTGACATCACCGAAAAGGATGACAACGGCTGGCGCAAGATGCTGGCTGATGTCGGTGTCCGCTCCATCGATGCCGAAGTCGAAGGCATCCTTGAGGACACCACCTTCCTGGCGCTTGCCGTTGGCACCGCCTCGGCGCTGCTCGAAGCCTACACCATCGAACTGCTTGGCCTTGGATCGTTCACCGGCAACTTCTTCCTTGCCAGCTTCGCTGTGACCGGCGAACAGGCAGACGCCACGACCTTCACGGCCTCGATCCAGTCTTCTGGCACGATTACGTTCACGGCCTCGTAATCATGGCAATTTTTCGGGAGCTAACAATCAAGTGGAAGGGTGAAGAGTATCGCTTCGTCCCTTCCATGAAACTGATGCGATCCATCGAGATGGGCGACATATCCTTCACGGACATTGCCGTTCGCACAAGCCAAGGTCGCCCGCCTGTCAGCCACATCGCTTTCGTTCTTTCCAAGATGTTGCAGTCGGCAGGTGTCAAGGTCACGGACGAACAGGTCTATGAGGAACTGGTGACGGGCGACCAAGACAGCATCACTTCCTTGATCAGCCTTGTGCTGACATCGTTCTCTCCAACTGAGGACAAGTCAAAAAATCCAGACGCCCAGACCGAAAGCCAGTCGAAGGCGAGGGCGAAGATCATGGAGAGTATGGAGAACTAGACTGGAACGGGATGTATCTATGGGCGAGGGAATGGGGAATTCAGCCTAGCGAGTTCTGGGAGATGACCATTCCCGAGTGGTGGTTGGAATACGAGTTGAAGAAGCCGAAAGAGCCAGGCGAAACATACGCAGGGAAGCTGACTAGGGCCGATGTAGAGGAATTAAAGGAACTGTTACATGGCTCAAGTTAGCGGGATCGAAGTCAACATCACCGGCAATTCGTCTGGCCTTGATCGAGCACTGGGCAAGGCTGAAAGTTCACTAAGCAGGTTTGCGAAGGGCGCTGCGGCTGGGATCGCCGGGGCACTTTCCGCTGGTGTTTTTGTTGCTGCTGGAAAGGCAGCAATTGATTTCGCTGATGCCGTGGGCAAATCTGCTCAAAAGGTTGGCTCTACAACCAAGGCTTTGTCTGAACTTTCTTATGCGGCGAAACTTTCCGATCTGACATTTACTGACCTCGAAACAGGAATGAGATTCCTGTCCAAGAGCATGGTCACGAATGCTGATCTGTTCAATCAACTCGGCGTAGCCATCCAGAATTCTGATGGCTCACTGCGTAGCACGGACCAAGTTCTTATGGACTTGGCGGACCGCTTTGCGTCAATCCCAGATGGCGCACAAAAGACAGCCCTAGCGATGGAGTTGCTTGGACGTTCCGGTGCATCAATGATCCCGATGCTCAATGCCGGATCGAATGGCCTCGAGCAAATGAGGCAGCGGGCAATCGATCTTGGGATTTCCATTTCGGAAGACACTGCCAAAAGGGCGGAACAGTTCAACGATACGATCAGCGATCTTGGGGCTGTAGGCCAAGGGGCAATGATCAAGTTGGCTTCTGCCACGCTTCCTCTAGCACAAGCATTCTTGAACGTATCTGTTGCCGGTGCTGAGGCAATGGTAAAGCTCGGCGGTACAATTCAAGAGATTGCGCCTTATGCAGCGATTGCTGTTGCTGCAATCGCAGGATTCTATGCTCCCGCCGTTCTGACGGGATTGACAACTACGGCAGGTGGACTGATTGCTATATCCAATGCCATCAAGTCAATCACGCTTGCAATGCTTGCAAACCCGATTGGACTTATAGTTGGTGCGTTAGCAGGTGCTTCTGTCGCAGCCTTTGTGTTCCGCGATGACATCAAGTCAGCGATTGGCGTTGATGTGGTCAACATTGCAAAGGACGCAGCCAATTTTATCGCTCGTGGATTTATCAACGCTTATGATGGCATAAAAACAGTCTTCTTGGACCTTCCTAATGCTATTGGAGCAGCCTTTGTTGGCATGAGCAATGCTGTTCTAAGAACACTTGCCGACATGACGAATAAGGCTATCGGCTACGTCAACAATGTGATTGATGCTGTTAACAAGATTGCATCTTACACGGGCGTTACCTTTGACCGTGTGGGGGAGGTCACGGCCTTTCAATTTACAAATACCTTTGCCTCAAACTTCGACAAAGAGTGGTCGGCATTCACAGGCCGCATGGCTTCTCGTGTCAATGAAGATTTTGTTGGTGCGTTTAGTACAGCAGCAGGAAATGCTGTTTCATCGGCATTCGGCGCAATGGGTGGAGGTTTAGCTGGCGGCGCAGGTAGCGGCGTCGGTGGCGGTAACATAAAAACCGAAGAGGATAACAAAAACAAGGATATAGTCCCGGGCGTTTCGCCATCGCAAGAGGTAGACGCATTCTATATGGCTAGGCTTGAATCGATCCGCGAAGGATTTAAGTCTGAGCGCGAAATTCTTGATGCTGAATATGCAGCAGATATGGAATTGCTTCGCGGGCATTTGACCGGCAAGGATGAACTCGATGCAGAGTTCAAAGAACTAATGCGGCAACGTGCGGAGCAACACGCAAATGATCTGAATGAAATCGAAAGAATGCGCGTTCAGAATGATTTGCAGAATGTTGAGGCTGGACTTGGAAGCATGGCGGCTGCATTCCAGAATGGCGGCAAAAAGATGCTAAAGGTAGCGAAAGCACTTGGAGCAGCACAAGCCATTGTTTCCACAATTGTAGCAGCCGTTGACGCAATGAAGGTTGGCCTTACTCCTGCTGAAAAGTTTGCAGCCTACGCCGCCGTCTTTGCCAAGGGCATGAGCGCAGTGGCGGCTATCAAGGGCGTCTCCGAAGGCGGTGGCGGTGGTGGCGGCGGTGGTGGAGGCGGTGGTGGCCGTCGAGGCGGTGGCGGTGGTGCATCCGCAGCCCCGGCAGCGGCATCGCCAACGACCACGTTCCAGTTTACAATGATGAATGATCCGATGGGCTTTGGTGAGAAGTTCGCCAGGCAGTTCATCGACCAGCTTAACAGCACGCAGCGCAACGGCGGCACAATTCGCGGAGTGATAGCCTGATGGCCGACATCAAGATCAGCGCACTATCAGCACTGACCGGGGCCAACACGGCCACCGATGATCTCTATGTGGTGGTGGATACAAGTGTCCCGGAGACCAAGAAGCAGACCCGCGAGGAACTGTTTCAGAATGTCCCGGCTGCATCATTCGCAGGGGCCAACGTCTTCAATGATGCTGGCGCTGATGTAGACCAACGCATCGAGGGAGATACCGACGCCAACCTTGTCTTCGTAGACGCATCAACGGATCGCGTAGGCATCGGCACGGCAACGCCGACTGCGAAGCTGCAAGTCAATGGATCGTTTGCCCTTGCTGCTCCGGTCACAATTACAGCGTCCAGCTATACGGTTTCCAGCACAGACTATGCTGTCATTATTGCTCACTCCAGTGGCACTCATACAATAACGCTTCCTGCTGCTGCAACAAATGCAGGGCGACAATTGCTGATTAAAAAGACGGTTAATCTTGTCGTTCAATCTGCGTCTTCTAATGTTGTCCCTCAAGCAGGTGGAGCCGCAGCATCAACGCTATTGCCAGGAACAACTGGAACGGCTGGCATTTGGGTTCTGTTAATTTGCGATGGCACCAATTGGATCATAATGGCAAGCTAGATGACCATCTCCACGAGCAACTATACCGTCTCCACGAATGAGCCGCTAAACCATGCCCGCATCTTGTGGGACATGATAACCGGCACTGTCTCTGGCGATGGAACCAATCCGGCTTATGCTGCCAATGACTACACATCGCAGCGGTGGGAACTTGCGCCAGGCTCGAATAACTGGACGCTTGTGGCAGCGGCAGACGTATCTATCGATTGCGTCTTCATTGCAGCGCACAACCTATCTGGCAAGACAGTCACGATCTCCACGGCGGCAACAGTCGGAGGTGGTCACACCACTCGTGCGACGATCTCGCCAACTGACAACTCGACTATCGCGGTGTTCTTTAATAATGCTGGGTCGCTCTACACCGTCCGAGAAGTGCGAGTGAACGTGAACGATGGCACGGACATCGCCATCGGCATCATCCGCGCGGGCGCTGCATTGCAAATGCCAATCCCGATATACGGAGGACATAGGCCGCTCAACCTCAACCGCGTCACGGAAGCACAGCAACAGTTCTCTGAGACCGGCCAATGGCTTGGGCGCATCATCAAGAGGCGTGCTGTCACCTCATCTTACGATTGGGAATACCTCACAACGACTTGGTACGATACCTACTTCGAGCCCTTCGCCAAGACGCTTCCATTGCAGCCATTCTTCATCACTGGCAATCCATCCAAGATCACGACCGATGTCGGCTTCGTCTGGACCGACAGAGACGTTGAGCCAGTGAACATGGGCATCAACGCTTATCGCTCCGTCTCTCTCGGCGTCACGGGATACTACTGATGACATTTGCAGCGCGTCCCGTCGAGATTGTCGAGATCATCCAGCCGCTCTGCTCCCGCACGTTTGGCGTCTCGCCATGCAATGCAACGGGCGATGCCTGTTGGAACACCGACAAGACCTGCAAGTTCTTATCCGCTCTCGATCTGAGCAAGTCACTGACGCTGCGGTTCGTCAATGATGACGTTTACGAGTGGCAAGATAACAACATCAACCTGCTGACAGAAAGCGGTGATTACATCATCGCAGAACAGGTCGAACCAGCAACAGGCTCATTGACTTTAGTCAATGGTGTGGATCATCTTTTGCTTGTTGATGGGGCTTCATCTCTGCTTTTTTCAGGAGAAACAACATTTCGGCTTTTGGTCGATGTGTTATATCAACCATCCTTGGCCATCCCGGCGATGCAGAACTATCAGACGGCTCCGACCGTCCTCAACGTGGCCTCGGGATCGCGCAATAAAAGCCCGCTAGGCTATCGCGCTGTTAGCAATGTCCGTATCAAGGACTTTCCTTGGAATGACGTAGGCACCGATCCTTACGTCTCCACGAGGGCTTATGATCCAGACCAGATCGGCAGCTTCTGGAGCAAGTGGCTTGCCCGCAATCCTTACCACATCGGATACACGCTTAACATCTACGAAGGGCTGATAGGCGAACCGCTTTCAGCCATGACGCAGCGGGAATATGTGATCGAGAAGATCGACGCAGGTCGCAATGGCGTTTCGATCACGGCCAAAGACATCTTGCGAAAGATCACCGACACCAACCTGACAGCACCCTATTTGAGTACTGGCGAACTGGCCTCAAACATCACGAACGTAGAAACGGCCATGACCGTGGCTGGCGCAATCCTGAGCGACTATCCCGCAACTGGCTATGTCAGGATCAACAGCGAGGTGATCCAATATGCCCAGCGTTATGAAACGACTGGCGGCAACATCTACTTCGATGGACTGACACGAGGTCTGGCAGGAACAACGGCAGCGGCTCAAAGTCAGAACAACCGCGTGCAGCGCGTGCTTTATTACAACGCTACGCCATTCCACGAAATCCTCTATGACCTTCTTGTTAATTGGGGCGGCATCCCTGCGAAATACATCAACTTCGCGGATTGGGCGGCAGCAAAAACCACCTATCGGCCAGACTACAATTTCACGGCTTGGATCACCGATCCCGACAAGATCGAAGAACTTCTAGCCGAGGTGTGCCTCCAGGCCGTCTCGAATCTATGGTGGGATGAGCGCGTCCAAAAGATTCTCATGGAGCCTGTCAGTCCGCAGCCGTCTCCTACGCTTTTGACTGATGACGATGCGATTGTTGCTGGCAGTTTCTCAATCGAGGAGAAGCCGGAAGAGCGTGCATCTCAGACACATGTCTACTATTTGCAACGCACGCCGATCCCGAGCGTAACCGAGAAGAGCAACTATTCCCGCGTCTCGGTCTACATCGATGTCCTGAAGCAAGTGCAGTACGGCGGTGAGCCGCAGATCAGGGAATTGTTCTGCCGGTTCATTAGCACACAGGCAATCGCCAATTCCCTCGCACAGACCTATCTTGACCGCTTCTCCGATGTTCGCAAGGAAATCACCTTTGACTTATCGGCCAAGGATGCCGCGAACATCTGGACCGGATCGGTTGTGCAGATACGGCACTATCTGGATGTCGATTTCACAGGTGCGCCACGCGATGGCGAATGGCTTATCACCTCGGCAGAAGTAGCCCGCAACGGCCTGACGTACCGCTTTACGGCGGAAGACAACGAGAAGGGCGGCGTTCTCTGGACCTGGCTGACCGATGCTGGGCTTGACGTTAATGGCGTAGCCCAGCCGTGGCGTTGGCTCAATGATAGTGGTAATGATGGAAGCGGTACTCCTCAACCGTATAGGTGGCTTTGATGGCGACATGGACTAGCATTTCAAACGCAGCGGTTGCCGTTGGCGGCATACCGTCAAGCACGACCGTGACGGCGTTGCGCGACAATCCTTCGGCTATTGCAGAAACTGCAAGCGGCGCACCTGTTGTGTTTTCTGGTTGGCATCCGTATGACAAGGTGACGATTGGCGATGGCAAAGACGGTGTTATCTATGATTTTTCTGTTAGTGGTGCATCGACAAATTTTGAAACGCCAAATTTTGTTGATGGCTATGAATACAGATTGTTTGGTACTCTAGATGGTTTTACCTCTATAGAGTTGTACAGAGAAGTAACCGCTGATTGGATTCCATCAAGCACGACGACTGTATTAAGTGGCTGGCATGACTATGAAATATCCATGCCTCGTGTGCCAAAACTTCAGCACCTGATGATAGGCGCTTACTCACGTACAGGTACGAACACAGGTGTTTCTGTTGCGGCAAAATTTCCATCTGCATCTGGAGCAGATGGCTCAGTTTTGAATAAAATTCTCAAGGCTCGCTTTGTTGGGACGGGTTCATCTGGTGCAAAAATCTGGATGTTCCGCCGCCGCGAATATGCCTCCTCTCCGTGAGACAACGCCATGATTGATGATCAAACCTTCAAAGTGCTCGGGGCCATCATGCAATGGATCATCGCGCCAGTGGCCGCGTTTGTCTGGGTGATCTACCGCCAGCAACAGGCTCATGAGACGGCCATTGCTGTTCTGCAAGCACAGACTGAAACGTCGCGTACAGCGCACGACCGAGAGATCAAGGAAATCCGCGAGACGAGCCGCGCCATCATGGCGAAGCTGGACAGCATCGAGGAGGCCTTGAGGAAATGAAACTGAACAGCGCATCCTTTGCCAAGCTGAAAGGCGTTCATCCCGATCTGGTGCGTGTGGTCAATCGATGCGCTGGTGATTGGAAGGATTCCGATACAGGCTTCGTCGTCACCTGCGGCGTTCGCACTCTTGAGGAGCAAAAAATCCTCAAGGCCAAGGGCGCATCCAAGACGTTACGGTCTCGCCATATTCCTGCGGCAAATGGGTTTTCACACGCCATTGATCTGGCTTGCACAATCAAGGGCCAGGTGCGCTGGGATTGGCCTTTATACGATAGCCTTGCCAAGCGAATGAAGGCAGCGGCAAAGGCTGAGAACGTGTTGCTAGAGTGGGGCGGTGACTGGGTTTCGTTCAAGGACGGGCCACATTTTCAACTGCCGTGGAAGCAGTATCCCGGCACAACAAAAGGAAGTAAGTGACATGACAAAAGAAATGGTCTGGGGCGTTGTTCGCGCCGTTCTCGCAGCTGGTGGCGGCTACGTTGTCGGCACCGGCGTTATTGACGCCACCGCCATGAACGAGATCATCGGTGCGCTCGGCGTCATCTTCGCCGCTGGCTGGTCTATCTGGGCCAAGAAGTGAACTGGCTTGAGATTGCCGCCATCGTCGTGCTGTTGATCGGCATTGGCGCTGGCGGCTTTCTCGTCGCTCAAAGGCCATCTTTCTGGTTCGGCCTTGGCGTTGTTATGTTCAAGGCATCTTTGCCTTTTCTGGCGAAGCGCATGACGCCTGAGAAGGAACAAGAGTGGCGCGACTGCATCCGCCGCGGCGGCGAGTGGGATCATCATCGGAAGCGGTGCAAGAGGTAATACTATGGCACGCCGCAAGATCACCATCGAATGGAAGACCTGTGAGCGTGCATGGGGCTGGGCTTATATTGGCGAAGATCACATCCAGCTAGATCCGCGCCTCCTCCAGAAGCCAAAGCTGCTCTTGGAGATTGCCGCCCATGAGGTGGCGCATCTTGTTTTTCCAGAAGCAGAGGAAAAACAGATCGATATGTTCGGAAAGCAAGTTGCAGATGTGATCTGGCGGCTCAACTTTCGCCGCGCGCAGGAGTAACGAATGACCAAGAAGTACTCCGATCAAGAGTTCATCGACGCATGGAAGCGTCTTGGATCACCGTCTGCCGTATCCAAGGAATTGGGCCTCAACCTGCGCGGCGTCAACGCTCGACGGGATAGCCTTGAGCGCAAGCATGGAATCATTCTGAACACGATTTCGCAGCCAGCCCAGCGGATCAAGATCGAGGTGCCAACAAAAGGTTTCCGCGCCTTAAAAGAAAATGTTGTCGGCTCCGTCATCATCGGCAGCGATGGGCATTTCTGGCCGGGAGAGCGAAGCAAGGCTTTTGCGGCGATGATCGAGATCATCAAGGATTTGCAACCATCGATGGTCATCATGAACGGCGACAGCTTCGACGGTGCAAAGATCAGCCGTTATCCGCCAGGCGCTCGTGTGCAGACACCAAGCGTGGCCGAAGAACTAGAAGCCGTCAAGGAACGTCATGCAGAGATCGAAGCCTATGCGCCTCCCGGTTGCTATCTGATCTGGACAGACGGAAACCACGACAACCGTTTCATGGCGAGACTGGCTCAAGCAGCGCCGGAATACGCGCTGGTGCAAGGGTTTGACATCGCCCACCACTTCCCTGCATGGCAGTTCTGCACGAGTTTGTGGTTGAACGAGCACACGGTCGTGAAGCACCGCATCCACCAAGGCGTTCATGGGGCCTATAACAACACATTGAAGAGCGGCAAGTCGATTGTGACCGGGCACACGCATCGGCTCCAGGCTACTATGTTTGCGGATTACAATGGCCTTCGATGGGGCGTGGAGTGCGGAACGCTTTCGGATTACGGACCTGATAACGATAAGTTCGCTTATGCGGAGGACAACCCGGTGAACTGGTCACAGGGTTTTGTGGTGTTGCATTTTGCGCCTAGCGGCATGTTGCTCGAGCCAGAGTTCTGCCGTGTCATCAACGGTCAGACTTGGTTTCGAGGTCAGCCGGTGGTGTGAGCCACCGCTCGATCAGCGTGGCGTAGCCAGCGATGTCCCGCCAGTGATCGGACTCGTGCGGATTGCCTGACAAGATGCGGCTAATCTTGCTGGCGATCATCTCCAGCGTCTCGCGCTGCATATCGTCTAGTATTCTCCATTTCTTGCCGCGCCGCATGGCGTCCTTCAGTTCCTGTGCCATCATAGAAACTTGATAATAATCGCCGTGCGTCTTCTCGCGTTTGTCTAGGATGTCAGTCATGGCTTTTCCTTCAACGCTCTGATGGCGTTTATATAAGCACCAGCTTCCGCGCAATCACCAACTTCGCCAACGACATCCTCCGCCTCTTCCAGCGCCTCGGCACGGATGAACGGGCGCATGGCGTTGATGGCGGCAGACGCTTGCAGCCTGCAAAAACACTCGGGAGAGCGAACATCATCGTCAAGGCGCGGATCATCACAGAGGCAGAACTCTCCGTTGAATTTTGCCCCACACCAGTCGTCATCGTTTGCAATCGCCCGCGCAACAGCCTCTATCTGCTCTGGTGTGGTGGTCATGCGCTTGGCTCCTGTGTCAGGGTCAGTTCAATCCAGTCCTCAGTGCCGTCAGTGTGGATTTCTATCCCCGGCCACGCATTGATAGCGGCGGCGATGGCGATAGCAATGTCCTGTTCTTCTGTCGTGTAACAATCTCTGGATGCGTAGTTGTAAGCCCATAAAGCCTCCTTCACCACCTCATCAGGTATCTGCTCAGGCTTGATCACGTTGTCCTCCACACGATCAGCGCAGCGAGCGCAAACATCACCCCAAGCACGGCAACTTGCGTCCAAGTCGGGTCACTCATTGTTTGTCTCCTTCATCGCAACGGTGGCTGGGTTTGACGCCATAGCTTGCGCCAGTTCCTTCTGGCTGTGTGCGTGATCGCCCGGATGTTGCATCCGGTAGTAGGCATTCAGTTCCGCCTCACAATCACGCAAACCCGCCTTCAGTTTCTCGTTCTCTGCGGTGAGGCGGGTGATGGTGTCGGCAGCGTCCTCCATAGCCACCCAAGCACTCACATCACCTCCGCGATAGTCGCGCAGCCTATCCACAATGTCACTCATCTCTGCGCCCCCTGTTCACCCACCCCACCCACTTGATCATCAGCCACAGGATCACTGCCTCCAACCTGTCTGCCCAGCGCACCATCGATATACCCTCTTATCATTGGCGATCCAAAGCGGCGCACACGCTGCAAGACGCCGCGCAGCTTGTCTATCTCAGCCGATGCCTCGCGCAGGGCGATGGTGACGTTCTGCGGCGCGTGCTGATCCTCGAACTGCTGGGCATACAGCAGCAACAGCTTGCTCAGCGAATAACTCACCAATCCCTCCCTGCGGCTATTGCCGCTGCTCTATGTGCCTCTGCCAACTCCTCTCGAAGCCGCCGGATTCTTCTGTCAGCATCGGCTAAGTCTTGCTGCAATTTTCTCACCGTCTCGCCCAATGCGCGATTGACGGTTTCAAGATCAGGTTCTCTGGTCATTAACGCCTCCTCTTCTTTTTGCCATACAACACAGACACGCCAACCTGGTGGCATCGTTTCGCCAAGGCCGCATTGCCTCGTGCTCCGCGCCAGCACATAGCCAAGTGTTTCATGCCGTAATGCGTCTGCGTAGCGCATGAAGCACGCCGGATGTCGCCACGATAGCCCATAGCCCGCGCTGTGCCGCGAAGCACCTGCAAGGGGCCGGATGCACTGCTTCGCTTGTTGTGGTTGTGGCATCGAACACCGCTCTCGATCTTTGCCATCTTCAAGGCGAATCCAACCGGCACGCCTTGCCGTCTTGCCTCCGATGTAACCAATCGAGTCGCATCCGAAGCATGTGCCAAGACACTTCCAGCCGTCATCGCGGCGATCAAAACTAGATACCTCATCACGGCCAGTAAACTCCCATCAGGAAGCCAAGACCGACCATGATTGGACCGCAGATCAGCCAGTCGATCAGGGAGAGCCGAGGGGCACAGCTCTCCCTGACCTGGGTAGACTTGGCATACCGCTGATCAGCAGCGGCCACTGAACCGGACAGCACGCCCGGATCACCATGAAGCCACTGGTCTTGTGTGGCATCGTATTCATATTTGGCCATGATGTTCCTCCTTGAAACTATGGCAAGCCTAGACTAGAGTTCTCAATCAATCGTTAATGTAAGCATCCGGTTTGCTCCCCCGGATGCTAGGGGCGGTGGCTATCCTCCTTTAGTCGCCGCCCCGCTCATATTCAACAAAGACAGCAGCTTGTCGCTGGCATCGGTTGCGCCATAGCCAACAATAACGCGATGGCCGATGCTTTCCAAGTATGAAATCATGCCGTCTTGATCCGATGAAGTGCGCCCGCCTTTCTGGCGTTTCATCTCGATCCAGATTCCCCATGTTGGAATGAACAGGTCTGGCACGCCAGGAACGACACCTTCGGCCTTCAGCTTCTTTGCCGTCGAGATGTTGCGCTTGCCGCCGTTTGGTATTGCAAATATCAATACACGAGGCCACTTGGCGCGAAACCATTGCACGAATCCGGCTTGTTCGTCATGCTCAGAAGGGAGGGAAACCGTTGAACGCATCGCAGCCTTCTTTCTGTACATCATCAGGTACAACGTCACGCCAATGAGTGCAATATCGAGCATCATATAGGCTCATGCAATTAGAACAGCGGCTCTTGAAGTTCTGCCAACTCTTCGGCGGTGAGCCGCTTGGGCTGGCTATAGTCGAGTTGTACAATGTCGTGGAACTTGTCATTCGGCTTCACCTTTATCCTGCGCGGCTTGATCCAGTGGTCGCACTCTTGCATGGCATCTTCGGTGGTCATGGCAGACGCGCCAAGCGATGGCATCCGCTTCTGGTATCGCTCCGAAGCATAGCCTCCGTGGTCAGGGCATAGCCACTCGGAGACTTTGATCAGGCCGCAATAATAGGTGACGCGGATGCTATCTGGCTTGCCTTCCTTGCGCCAGCGGGAATAGCCAACATCGTCAACGTCAACCCATTCGGCCTGTACCTGTGTGGAGATCATCGCGCCAGAATATGCCTTCGTTCCGTGGTTAAACTGCGGAGGCGGGAATTCATGGCCGCACTCGATGCACACTCTAACGGCGGCATGATTGACAGTCAAACATTCCGGGCATTTCTTGACCGGGGCTTCGCCGTCTTCGGTGCGACCTTTGATCTTCGGCTTGATCTGATCAATAAATCCGTGGCGCATCACGTTGTCGCCATAGTCCAGCACCAGGCAGTTCTCTTTTCCCGGCGCAATGCGTGTGCCGCGCCCGACAATCTGGATGTAAAGGCCGGTGCTTTCGGTTGCCCTCACGATTGCCACAAGATCGACATGCGGGACATTGAAGCCGGTGGTCAAGACGTTGACGTTGATCAGGCACTTGCTTCCGCCACGCCTGAACCGCTCGATCTTATCGACGCGTGCGCTCATGCCATCGGCACCAGTCACGACATCTGCCTCAATGCCATGCGTCTCGAACTCGGCGCGGAGCAACTCGGCGTGATTGACACCGCAAGCGAAGACTAGCCACGCCTTGCGCTCCGCACCATAGCGCACGATTTCTGCAACTGTTTCTGTTACCAATTTCGGATCAGATGCGGCCTTGGCTAGTTCGCTCTCGATATACTCACCGCCGCGTTTGCCTACGTTTGAAAGGTCGATGGTCTTGACGCCGCTCTTGCTAATCACCGGGGCCAGGAAACCCTGTTCCATGAGATCGGCCACTGGAATGTCGTATGCAATGCCGTCGAAGATCGCGTTTTCGCCTTCGTGCAGCCAGCCACTATCGAGCCGGTATGGCGTGGCCGTAAGACCGACCACCTTCACGCCGCGATTGCATATGCGAAGGTCCGAGAGGAACTTGTTGTAGCGTGTGCCGTCTGTCTTCGGGATCAGGTGCGCCTCATCCACAATCACCAGATCAGGCGCTGGCACCATCTGATAAGCCTTCTTGTGGATCGACTGGATGCCCGCGAATGTGATCGGCTTCCGCAGCACTTTCTTCTTGAGGCTGGCGCTGTAGAAGCCAACATCTGCCTCTGGATAGAGCGCAACCAATTCACTGGCGTTCTGCTCCAGCAACTCCTTGACATGCGTCAAAATCAAAACGCGCGTGCCGGGATAACTCATCGCATCCTTGATCAGGTGCGCGATGATGAGGCTCTTGCCCGAGCCGGTCGGAGCAACAATGATCGGGTTGTCGCCTTTTTTGTCTGACCAATAATTGTAAAGGCCATCAATGGCAGAGCGTTGATAGGGGCGGAGTTCTAGCATGTGCTAAACTCCCTGCCCTTGTTCCGCACGATCTCGCCGTCTTCATTGATGTAATCGATCCAGTCTTCTCCAGTGTCATGCACCGGCAGCTTCACTAGAGCCGGATTGTATATGTGATCACCGCAGCCGCTCCGCTGGTCGATCTCATCGAGTGCCTTCTTGTGCCTGGCGCATGACCAACCTTCGGTCTCTGCCGTCGAGAAGGCGCATGTGCGGCAGTTTAGTTCCGCTGCACCATCGCCGTGACAGATCGAATGATATGGGCAGAACTTGCACTCGAACCATGCCGGATCATTGCTGATTCCAAGCGGTGGCCGTTCGGTCGATATGATCTTTCTTGCCTTCTCGATAAGCGACTCTGCAAAGGCATGATCGACCTTCAGCCGCTCTGCGTAAATCTCGTCGGTGTTCTTGTTGACCGAAATGAACAGGCAGCGATCCAGCCCACTCAAGTGCATTCCGATCTGGCACTGTGCATAATAGATCGGCTTCGCCTTCTCGACGCCGAGGTTGCACAACACCTTGAAATACTTCTCGCTCATGGTCTTCACTTCGAGCGTGTGGACCTTGGAACTTTCCGGCAATCCCTCGACCACTCCGTCCAGGCTCAACGCGAAATGCCCACCGACCGCCGTATATCGGAACTGCTGGCCTGTGGCCGGATCGCGATCCCAGACGGTGCAACCGGCGGCACGAAGGTTCTGAATCACCCGCAGTTCCTCGCGTTCGCCAGTCTCGAAGAGGCGCAAGATGCGCCCTTCATGCTTCTCGGTATAGGTCCACCGGAACTGATACCAGAGCGCACGAGCGCAAGTGTTGCCGATCTGCGACCCGCCAAGGTGCGGCCTGTGTGCGTTGCGGCGGTTCTCTTCGTATCGCTGGTAGATCGCCTTTACGATTGGCGATGTCATGTCGAGTTTCATTCCTCTTCCCTCCCGGTGATGCTCTCGATCATCCTTCGATCATAGTGCATAAACATGCTGATTGCTTTTGCATTGATTCCTTCGTCGTGCATCCATTTGATGATCTTCATCCGCCTGATTGTGACTTCTTTCGTCATGTTCTCGTTTTGCTGGGCAATGATGCGCTTGTAGAAGTCGCTCGTAGCCGTTTCGCTTGCGCCGAAGTTCTTGGCAATTTGATTCCAGAATCGCCTCTTGATCCGCAGCTTCTCGATCCGCCGGAAGTCATCCATCGACCAATCGCGGCGTACCATTTGCGTCTTTGGCCGATCTTCTTCACTATCGGTCCATGTGTAGCGTTTAAATTGTGGGATATAGTCAACTGGCACATCGTTCCAGACGATGCGGCCTTCGACATCGAAACTCCAGAAGTTGCCGTCCAGCTGCTGCTTTATGAAGCGTTCGATTGCATAGGTGTCGGTGGTCATTCTTAATCCCTTTAGTGGTGCACTTAGACATAACGACGGTCACTGCCAGCAACACGCATCGCGGCGCGCTCCGCAATGAACTTGTTGGTTTGTTCAATGTCAAAACGTGCAGGAATGATTTCGCAGCTAAAGCCGCGCCAATCGAACTGCGTGCCACCACGCATATGCTTGCGAACGTATATCTCGACATCTGGATCGTGACGGTTTTGCCGCCAGTGATCTGACACCCAATTCATCAACGCGTCACGGCGATCCCTACCTGGCTGAACGTCACGGAGACGAAATAGTTCTTTCATGCCAGTTGGATCTGTCGCTATCCGAACTGATGGTGTGTTCGGAAATCCGACGTTGACCGCCCACTCATAACGCTGGCGCAATGCTACGCCGATGGCCACCCCGCCAAAATCCAGATGGCCATCAGAAACATAGCCCGTGCGAACAGGGACAGGATTGTCTGCCGTTCCTCCCCAGAGTGTTCTTTTTTGTGCATCTGACCAATGACCGCCAACAAAAGAAAGAAGAGTAGATGCCGTGATAAGTTTGCCTCTGTCGTGAACTGCAACATCTTTCCTAAGCATAAATGGGCTGACCCGCGAGGCATAGCCTCTCACTTCTTTCGGCGTCACAGACCTAAGCCGCATCATATACATGTCATAAAAATCACAACTGCCGCGTATTAGACAGACATCAATCGGCCATACGATGCTTGGTGTGCATTCTCTAACATTAAATATCCACCAGTCATCTCCTTCGTAAAGCAAAGCTGGATCAACGCCTCTGAATGACGACATAGGGGGTGGGGCAAGAAAATCTTTGCGTGCATTGTTAACTTTAAGTGGAGGAACATCTAAAACGCGCCGAATCACATCAAACACCCTAGCGCGAATTTTGGATTCATCATTCATAGTGCTCATTATTGCCTCCTTTGATGCTTTTATATTGGTTGCGAGCGTCCGTAGACGCCCGCCGTTTTTGTCCAGTATCTAATTACTTTTTCTTCCAGGGTGGCGTTGCAGCCGCCGCAGGTGCCGCAGTCGGTGCGCCCCCTTCGCACGGCTCGTATCCGGCAATCTCATTCGATGCCTGATAGTTGCCCTCTGCGGGCTTGACCTTGACCGTGATCATCAGCGGCTTGTCGTGGAGGTCAGAACTTTCGTTCGGCATCATGACGCCAACCGACCGGCAGATGGCCGAGAGCGTGCGCTGCGCGATCTCTTCCGCCGTCTTGTTCGGGTTGTTGAGGTTGAGCCGGTCCATCAGGCTCACGCCTTGGTGCGGCCCTTCGATGATCTGGCAGGTCAGCACCAGCATCGAGCCGGTCTGTGCCTTGGTGGGGCGCTCCTCGCTCTTGGTGATCACAGCCTTGTACTTGCCAGCCGGGATCGTTTCGCGTGGCGCACTCGGCTCCACGACATTCGCATCGAATCCATTCAGTCTCATTCTCTTCTCCTACTTTGCTACAAATGCTTCAAAAGGGTTGCCGCTCTCAAAGGTGAACGGCAGCGGCTGGGTGATGTTGAAACGGTTCTTCGTCACGCTCGAGGCTTGCGGAAAGCAGATGATTTCCCGGTCGCCTGTGCTGATCGCCCGCTTCTTGTCGCCATCACCGCGAACGTATGTCTTGAGCCGGATCAGCCCCACTAGGTCCACGTTATCGGTATAGTGGGGCAAGGATCGCTTGTGCATCCGCACCGTGTATCTGGCGAATGGATCAAAGTCTGGCAGATCGAGCGTTTCGGTGTCAGCGTGGCCGATGAAGACCACGTTCATCCCGCGTTCGTAGGCCAGTGCGCCAGCCCATTCCCGCACCTGTCGGTGCTTCTCGGCAGCGGTGTTGTAGCCCGCTCCGTAACCGCCACCGGCCTGATTGATGCTCTTGGCCTTGGGGTCGGCGGCGACAATCTCATGCTCGATGAGCGTGCCCAGCTGCGTGATGCTGTCCAGCACCAGTGTCTTGAACTGGTGCTCTTGCGTTGCCAATGCCTCGATCTGGTCAAGCACTTGCTGGCTCGAGGACACCAGAGGAAAGAGCATCACCTCGTCATTGCCGGCAAGCGATGCAGTCCCGTCCTCCGTCCTGATAAAAACGGGCTTCGGGAACATCGCCGCGAGCGTTGACTTGCCCATGCCGCCCTCACCGAACACTGTTGCGATGATGGGCCTTTGCCCTTTCGGGCGCTCCAGTTTCTTCAGATCAATTGCCATTCGTCTCGGCCTCCTTCATTCCGAGTAGTTTCATCGCGTCCCGTATATTCTCAATCGCAAGATCGATCTCACGGTTGCGATTGATGCTGCCCCTAGCTTGCATGATGTGATCGCGTGCGTTCTGCAACGCATCAGCGACAGAGTACAAGTCCAATCCCGGAATCATGACTTCACCACCTTCACGCCGATCTTTCCCGGCGTTGCCGTGATTGCCTTGGCTGCGATGGACCAGAGGTCAGGCCGATTCTCCATCAACCAGCGGCATCCGGTATCGTCTACCTCAACCTTCATCTTGAGCGGCCACGCCTCCATCGGAATGAAGCCCTTGATGGTCTCCCAGACGCCCATGTCCACCTTGCGATAGATCGGCTGGGTGAGCGTCACCTTGTACGGCTCGACCTTGTGCGTAATCGAGCCTTCGTCCTTTGCGTCCAGTGCCTGGGAGATTTCGTCTTCGATCTTGATGCGGGCCGCTTTGGCTTCATCCTCGCGGCGTTTGGCTTCAAGCCAGGCCCCGCAAAGGCCCATTACGTTGCTGCTCATGTCAGCCTCCTTTTCTCTCAACGGAATGGCTTATTGCATATTTCTGAAATGCGTGCAATGGAAAAAATTGCAATCACCAAGCAGGAGAATGACCATGCTATCCATTGAAGACATCCGCGCCCGACTTGCCGGGGCCGACATTCCCGAGATCGTCAAGGCCACCGGCCTTTCCTACAACACCGTGAAAGCGATTCGGGATGGCGCTCCCGGCGCTCGATATGAGACGATCAAGCTGCTCACGGAGTTTTTTGAAGGCCGTGCAGCGTGAGGGTACTGGTCGCTTGTGAATACTCTGGCACGGTGCGGGATGCATTCGCCGCCAGAGGCCACGATGCTTGGTCTTGTGACCTGCTGCCGACCGAACGCCTTGGCAATCATATCCACGGAGATGTGCTTCAGCATTTGCATCGCAACTGGGATTTGATGATCGCTCACCCGCCTTGCACTCATCTCGCCGTTTCCGGTGCTCGATGGTTCAAGGACAAGCAGATCGAACAAGCCGAGGCGCTCGACTTTGTTAGACGCTTGTTAGACGCCACTATCCCGCGCATTGCCTTGGAAAACCCGATCAGCATCATATCGAGCCGCATTCGCAAGCCAGACCAAATCATCCAGCCGTGGCAATTCGGGCATGGGGAAACCAAGGCAACTTGCCTTTGGCTCAAGAACCTGCCGAAGCTGCTGCCGACCAATATCGTGGAAGGCCGAGAGGCGCGCATTCACAAGATGCCGCCGGGGCCAGATTGCTGGAAAGAACGAAGCAGGACGTTTGAGGGCATCGCACAAGCGATGGCTGAACAATGGGGAGGCCGCACATAAATGACTATCATCGAGAGCATCAAATCCTACACCGAACTCGGCTGGTATCTTGTCCCGATCCCCGCAGGACAGAAGGGGCCGACATCCTATGCCTGGAACCAGAAGGACAAGGCACTCACCGGACAGGGTGCCATTGATTTCTACTCAAGAAATCCAACCTGGAACGTCGGCCTCATCCATCAATGGACCGGCACATGCGCCATTGACATCGATCACATGGAATGGACGCGGATCATCTTCGAGGGGCTGGGGCTTGATCTAGATGCCATCATGGCATCGACCGCCAGAATTCGGGGCCGGGAGGGGCGAGGCAAGCTGATCTTCCGCGCCCATCGGGATGATCTATCCCGTCATTCCATCGCATGGCCGAACAAGGATGGCCGTGGCAACACGACAGTCTTCGAGTTGCGCGGTGGGGCGGTGCAAGATGTGCTGCCGCCGTCCATCCATCCCGACACGATGCAGCCCTATGTCTGGGAAGGATTGCCCTTCGATCAGATTCCGATCCTGCCGAAGCAACTCCAAGTCATGTGGGACGAATGGGACAAGCTGCGCCCGCAAATGATGGACCTATGCCCGTGGAAGATTCGGCCTGAGTATCAAGCCCCGGTTCGGGTTCGCGCGCCCAATCCCGGCACATCGGTGATCGACGCCTATAATGCAGCGCACAATATCGGAGAGTTGCTGGTCAAGTATGGCTACAAGCGCACCGCACCGAATCGGTATCTAAGCCCCAACAGCGGCACCAAGCTGGCCGGTTGCAATGTATTCGATAACAACACGGCGTTCAGCCATCACGGTTCCGATCCGTTCGGCAACGAACACGCCTTCGATTGCTTCGAATTGTACCTCCAGTTTGAGCATGGCGGGAACATGAATGCGGCGATCAAGAACGCAGCCGCCTTCCTCAACATCACGACCGATCCGAGCCATGAGTGGACGCCCGAGGCAAAGGTTCAGATTGACCACGGCAAGGCTGCGACTCCCGGCGTGCTGCCTTCCAAACGCACCACCACTGTCACGCCAGACAATCCGCTGGCATCTATCCCGGCGCACCTGCTTTCGATCCCTGGCGTGCTCCAAGACGTTGTGCGGTACTATGAGACAACCGCCATCAAGACGCAGCCGCAGTTTGCCGTGCAAGCCGCCATTGCCCTTGGTGCCGTTGCAATGGGGCGGCGATGGACAACCAGCCAGCGCAACTTTAGCAACCTGTACCTGCTCAATATTGGCGAGACAGGTTGCGGCAAGGAACACGCCAAGACCGTGATCGAGGCCATGCTTGATGCCGCCCAGCTAGGGCACCTGCTAGGGCCAGCCGGTTACACCAGCGCCAGCGGCGTCTTCTCGGCGCTTATCTCCCGGCCCATTCACGTTTCCGTGATCGATGAGTTGGGCCGAACCCTCAAGAGCGCCGCCAACCGCTCGATGCAGCACAAGGCTGATTCCTTGACCGCCATCATGGAATGCTTCGGGCGGCAGGATGGCGTCTTGCGGCCACAGGGATATGCCACCATCGGCTTAACCAAGGAACAGGCAGAGGCATTCGAGAAAGTCATCAGAAGGCCGTCCTTGACGCTCCTAGGCATGTCTACGCCATCGGAGTTCTATGGGGCCATCTCAGGTGGTGACATCGCATCTGGCCTTCTCAACCGCTTCCTTATCGTCAAATCTGAGATCGGCGTGCAGATGAGCCAGGAGCGGCGGATCGTGCCGATTGGCGACCGCATCATCGGATGGCTCCAAGAACAGGCACAGGCGCACTCTGGGGCCGGAAACCTGACCGGCACCAATACCTATGACATGCCGCCCGATCCCGTCGAGGTGCCCTTTACAAGGCCGGCAATGGACATCCTGCGGGACTACGAGGCCGAGCTGGTCGGAGCGATCAAGGGCGAGAACGAAACCGGCCTCGAGGCGATGTACAACCGCAGCCGCGAGATCGCCATGCGGATCAGTCTGATTGTTGCAAGGTCATTGCTAGAGACCGAGATCGGACCTGAGCCTATGCAATGGGCGATTGATTATGTCAGGTTCTACAACCGGCGCGCAATCGCCATGTTTAGGGACAACATGGCCGAGAGCAGCCATCAGGCGATCTGCAAGGCAGTCATTGCCAAGCTTAGGGCTTCCGGTCTCAAGGGGCTGACCGAGGCAGAGCTGGGCAACCGCATCTCAGCGTTCGATGCCTTGACGCTCCGGGACCGGGGCCAGGTGATAGACAAGCTGGTTGCCGATTACGGCATCCAATGCCGCCACACCAACAAGGGCCAGCGCGGTAGGCCTCGCATGGCGTGGTTCATCCCGGCACCGGAGGCTACGGAAGATTGACCTAGCGACATATCATTTTGATAGGGCCTCGGAGCGATCCGGGGCCTTTTCTTATTTAAGAGGCTTTATTCGAGGGTGGGGCGTCACCCCTAAATGGATCGTGCAAGTGCTTGATGTTGCTAGTGTTGTATATGTATAGAGAGAATTATACTATTTATATATATTACAGTACCACCACCCCACCACACACCACCAGCCACCCGTCCGGGTCCCCCCTTCCGCCTTCACCCATAAATCATTTAATTGCCTTTAATGCCGTGATTTGCCTAAGCCATTGAAAGCACAAGTCAATCTGCCATTCTTTGGCGTTTTTGGCGCTTACGGCTATATAGGACGTTAATTAAAAGTCTAGCAATTTCAAAGGCTTAGGATTGGCATTTATCGGGATGACGCTTTCTTGCACTTTTCTGCAACATGGGGCTTGCAAGTTTCTGCAAGATGTGGGATAAGAGGACATCAACAAGGGAGAGACCAATGACCTTCAAAAAATACAGCTTCGAAAAGACCTCGCCGCGCCACTGGTGGGTGATGTCGAATGTTTACGGCAACTGCATGGGGCCGTTCAAAACACGCAAGCACGCGCTTGAGTATGCCCTCAAGATAGACACCGCCTAACCGAGGGGCCTAGCGCCCCTCACCCACCCACCCAATAGGAGCCAACAATGACCACCGCCAACGACATCATCGCCAAGGGACACACCGCAATGGCCGAACTCTCCACCCGCCCCCGCAAGCCGCCACAGACTGGTGAGGAAGCCATCCTCGTCATCAAGGAGATGCGCCGCCACACCAAGTCAAAAGCCGCCCGCCTCCGCATGGCCGACATGGCGATCAGCATCGGCAACCTGACGCCCCGCGCACGTTCGATCTGGATCGTCTATCGGGCAGAGGAGGCCTCCAAGTGACTAGCCAGCCTAAGCCGACAGGACGCCCGCCAAAGTATCCGTGGCGCACCGTCGAGATCGGTGAATCGTTCTTCGCCCCCGGTCGGAGTTCCAAATCGCTCCAGCACGATGCCGCCCGCTACTACCGCCCCCGCCGCTACATTTGCCGCAAGATCAGCCTCAGAGGCATCATCGGCACCAAAGTCACGAGGACCGAATGACCGACTGGACTCCCATCACCAAAGGCGACCGAAAGCCACCGGGATACGTCCTCGTCACTTGCTCATACACCACGAGCAAGTTTCATCTCGCCGTGTGGGGAGGTCCCGTAGAAACATTCTCTATCGTCAGAATCGCCCGATGGAGCATAGCCCGCAAGACTTGGGAGGATAACAGTCCTCGGGCAGAAAAACTCAATAACGTCACCGCTTGGATGCCACTGCCACCCCCCTATGAGGCCACCCCATGACCGACTTCGCCGTCAAAGTCACCGTTCGCAATGCCAGACTCCTCCGCGCCATCAAGGCCGCAGGGTTCGCCACACAAGCCGATTTTTCCCGCTTCATGGGGAAGTCTCCGCAACACATCAACGCGATTATAAATTTCCGCGAAAAGCCCATCGCCAACGGCGACTGGTCAGAACTCGCAATGGACATCTCCTCCGCGCTCCGCACCGAGCCGGAAGAACTCTGGCCGCACCACATGCGAGACCTGCTCACCGCCCGCAATTCCATCGAGGCAGAGATCGACGCCGAGCAACTCGCCCAGATCGCCGCACCGTCGAGCCTGGAAGTGGACAAGCCGCTCCTCGCCAAGCTGGTCGCTGCCATCACCCACCCACGCCGCCGCGCCATGATCGAAGCCCGCTTCGGCCTCACCGGCGAGCCGGAAAGGACGCTCGAAGAGATCGCCAAAGACTATGGCGTCACGAGAGAGCGCATCCGGCAGAACGAATTGAAGGCCATTCGCGAGATGCGGGAACAGGCTAGACGATTAGGTGTCGCCGTGCCAAAGCATCCATATCGGTATTGATCCCCCCTGCGGTTTACTCCTCCCGCCGCAGCAACTCAGCCCCGCCCTTGTGGCGGGGTTTTTTTTGCTCTATATTGCGCCGCATGACACCAGACGAACTAATCCAATGGCGCACCTCGGTTGCCCTATCGAAGCGCAAGGCAGCAGAGGCCCTTGGCCTCGCCCGCAACACCTTTCGAGCCTACGAAACCGGCAAGCAGCCGATCCCGCGCTATATCGAACTTGCCGTTAAGGCAGTCCAGAAAACCGACAATAAAAAGGACAGCAATGCTGACCTATAAGCTGATTCCAACCGCCGACCTCATCCCGTACGCCCGCAACAGCAGGACGCACTCCGAGGCCCAAGTCACCAAGATCGCGTCATCGATCAAGGAGTTCGGGTTTATCAACCCGGTGGTGACGGACGGCAAGAATGGCATCGTGGCGGGCCACGGGCGCGTCCTGGCGGCGAACAAGCTGGGACTGAAGGAAGTGCCGTGCGTTGAGGCGAGCCACCTCACGGAGGCCCAGAAGCGCGCGTATGTCATCGCCGACAACCGGATGGCGCTTGATGCGGGATGGGACTTCGAGATGCTGAAAGTTGAGTTGAAAGACCTCGAAGACATGAAGTTCGATCTGACTATCACCGGCTTCGATCTAGGTGAGATGGCGTCAATGTTCGCACAGCCAAACTTTGAACCTGGCACAGAAGCCGATCAAGGAAAGCTGGACGAACTTGCGCCAAAGATCATCCAATGCCCGCATTGCGGAGATGAGTTCGACATGAGGAAGCATGAGCAAGGCTAACCTCCGCATCGACTGGGCAACACATGAAGCTGCGAAGTATGCGTGTGAGAATTGGCACTATAGCAAATGCTTGCCAGTTGGAAAGTTAGTCAAAGTAGGTGCTTGGGAAGACGGAAAGTTTATTGGTGTTGTTTTGTTTGGCCGTGGTGCAAATAACAATATGCTGTCGCCATTCGGTCTTTCGCAAGATGAAGGTTGTGAACTTGTCAGAATAGCACTGACAAAACATAAATCACCTGTCAGCAGAATAGCAGCACAAGCAATGCGATTTCTGAAAACACAGAGCAATGGGCTTAGGTTGATAGTCTCTTATGCAGACCCAGAACAAGGCCATCATGGCGGAATATACCAAGCTGGAAATTGGGTTTATGTTGGCATATCTGGAAAAGCCATAAAAGTATTTTACAATGGGAAGTGGTCACACAAAAAAACAGTTGATGATGCAGGGATAAATCAATCAAACCTTCTTAAAAAAACAGTTCCAGGCAAACACCGTTACTTGATGCCACTAGACGAAGACATGCGGCAGCGTATAATGCCGCTGTCAAAACCATATCCTAAGCGTGTGAAGAAGGCGATGGCTTCCTCCCCGGAAGCACAGCGGCAGGGCAGCACTGACCCACACGCTCCAACTCTCGAGGCCTCGACATGACCGAAGAAACAAAAGGCAAGCTAGGCCGCAAGCCTCATGCACCGACAGACGCGCAGCG